GATTTTTAATTCGGTCGAAGCATCTTCTGAGTAAATACTAATTTCACCTGTTTCTATTTGTTGATAAGATGAATTTTGCTGGTTCTGTCCATAATTATTCTCATATTCGTTGTTATTTGAGTCATTATAAAAATCACCATTATTATCTTGTCCGTAAAAATTACCACCATAAAAATTACTTTGATCTTTATTTCTTCTTTGTCTTGGGTTACCTATATTTTTAAGTATTTCTGACGCATCTTTTATACTTGGTTTGGTTGATTCTGCCCATAAATAGCCTAAAATTAATGGTAATCCTGATGCGAAATAAACTGCAAGTCCATAAAAATCAGCATCTTTTATTATGGCAAATACAGCTAGTCCAAGCCAGGTAATAAGAACTATATATGTTAAAGTTAATCTTTTACTATTTCCAAACATTTTTGTATTAACTTTCATATTTTTTTTTTCATTATTTATAGAATTCATAGTTTATAATGCATTTTCTATTATATATTAAAATTTTATTATGATTCTTCGATTGTTGAAAATGACATTTTTTTATAAATATTAATAACTCTATCAAAATAACTATATCCAAAAGTAGAGCTATCAGTAAAATACACTTTTGGATCCAAAATTATAATATTTAGATTGAATTCTTTTGTGAAATTTTTAAGAACTTTTAATGCGTGTTCTACATTTTCTGGTTCCATACTACTAAAAACTTCATCTAAAAATAAAATATTTAATTTTCTAAATTTTAGAATTAATCTAAGATAAGATAGAGCAATAGCAATATTGATTTTTTTTGATTCGCCCATAGAAAGGCTTTCAGGATGAATTTCATTTGTTAATCTTTCGTAAATGCTAACATTGAAATCTTCATTAATTTTAATGTTATAAGGTGAATTCATTTCATCTAAAATATCTTTTAGATATACATTAATTGGTTTTACTATATTTTTGATAATGTTTTTTCGTATACCATTATTAGAAAATACTTCTTTTAATTCAGTGTATACTTCTATATTTTTATCTATTGAATTTATTTTGGATTTATTTTCTATATTTTTCTTTTTTAGTTCTTCAATATTTTTTGTTAATTCCTCAATAGATGTAGTTGTATTATTCTCTTCTTTTAATTCTGATATTCTTTTATTTATAGTTTTTAGTTCATAAATTAAATTATTTAATTGATTGTTTGAAGAATTCTTTTGTTTCATAATTGATTCTTTTTGATTAGATATTTGAGTTAATTTAAGAAGGATATCATTTTTATTTTTTTCTAATTCTTTTAATTGAGAATCTAACTCTTTTTGTTTAGTTGTAATATCACTTAAATCATGTAGATGTTTTTCATCTTTTAAATTTGTATTACAGACTGGACATATTCCTGATTCATATACTTCTAATTTTTCTTCTATATTTCTTATATCTACTTTAAGTTCTAAAATATCGTTATAAATAATAGTTTTTTGATTTTCAAAATCTTGTCTTTCAACTTCTAATTCTTTAAGTTTATTTTCAAAATCTTGTATGTCTTTTTTTAATTTGATATAAGGCTCTCTTTTTGATTCTTTTAATTCTTCTAATTTTTTGATTTCTTTTTCTTTATCAATTGTACCACTTCTTTTAATTGTTATTATATTTTGCTTAAGAGTTTTAATAGTTTGTTCATTATTCTCTATGATAGTTTCATATTTAATTTTTTCTATATTCTTTTCTTTAATTATACTATTACTTAGAGATAAGTAACTATCTAAATCTTGTAAGTTAAATAGTTTGTTGATTATATTTCTTTTTTCTTCTGGTGAAAGATCGATGAAGTTAGTAAAATCTGATACGGACATAGATATAAAGCTTTTGTAAGTTTCAAAATCAAAACCTATGACTTTATCTCTATCTTCTTTTTTATAATTTTTGAATTTTTTTGTTTCATCTATTTCATTAATGAAAATCTTTGCACTGGTTGGTTCAAGATTTCTTTGAATTTTTATAGTGTTTGATAGATTATTAATGAATTCAATTTCAGTTTCAAGATTTTTATTAATTCTATTTGGAAGAATTGTTTGTGGAACTCTTTTACTATTTTTGCCTCTGACAATTCCGAATAAGCAAAAATCGAAAGACTGCTGGAAAGAAGTTTTACCAGCACCATTCTGTCCTGAAAATAATATTAAATCGCCCGAAGTTGTATTAAACGTTAAGGTTTGCTTATTGTTACCAAAAGATTTAAAATTTTTAAGTGAAATTGACTTTATGATCATATACAATTATATATGATTATAATTAAAAAGTTAATTTATTTTAATTAAATTTGTGACATTTGTTGGCTCAATTTCGTATATTGTTCTATATGTTTTAAATTTACGAATCGGAATTAAAGTATTAGAACTTACTTGTTTTTTATTCTCTTTATTTAGAATTTTAGAATTTATAAATTTCTCAATATAATAATTATAAATATTATTTCTTCGTAAATCATCTTCTGTTTCACGTTTTGAATCGATTGAGATATAACTTATATTTACATCTTTTAAATTCATTTCTTGATCATTTATTACTTCTGATAAATTTAATAAAGACCAATGCTTTATAACTCCAATTAAATTAGATAATACCTTTAAAGGAGTGTTTTTATTAGTTAATTTGTACGTATTTTTTTTACCACGTATCATATCAAAACTAATTTCAATTGTATTTAGATCAACGATAGATAAAATTTCATCACTTGAATCTAGGTCAGGAAACATATTATTAAGAAAAATAAATACGAAATAGGTATCTTTATCTATTTTAAATTCAAAATAAGATTCTAATAATTTTGCTTCACTATATGTAATATTGGGTTCTGTTATAGAGGCAATCTCAAATAATTTGAAAGATTTTAGATGATTCATAAGTTATTATGAATTTAATTTTTCAAATCTCCATTTGAAGAAATAATAGTCATTACCCTCTATATGATAAACATTATCTTTAAGTTTAACCATAACATAGGGCTTATTATCAGCTGTCATGTTATAACCAAGAACTTCAACCACTTGATCACTTTTCATTTCGTATAATTTACCCATTTTATCTTTCATTCTATTCTCATTTTTGAGATTTTTATAGAGACCTTTTTCTGGAATGAACCATTTTTCTAATTTCTTATAGAAGAAATTACTTAATTTGAGTTTATATTCACTGTCAAATCTATATTGATATTCTGGCTCGTAAAATAATTCGGATTCAAATTTAGGTCTTGCTAGTCCATTAAAATTTCTAAAAGCACCGAAATATTCTTTATCATCATAATTAAATGATAAAAATAAATCTAATTTCAGATTATTATTCTCATACATTTTTAATATTTTAATATTTTTGTATAAATCAACATCTTCTAAAAAAGCATTTGTCTGTTTATAGATTAAATCCGTTTGATTACGAATGTTTTTACCTATTTGATTTAGGTTGGCTACTAATCCGGATTGACGTGAATAGAAGTCGGTGTAGGGGCTGTCCTGGTAGTTATAATATGATGAACGAGGATCCACAGCGAAGGCGTAATTTCCCCCGCCACCAGCAGTCCCCATTGGCTCAATACCAAATTGATATTGTAAAAATTCTGAGCTTTCTTTCAGCAATTTTGTGTTATTTAGGAAGGAATATGAACTAAATTTTAATATTTTCATTTGAATATTTCATTTAATTTATCTTCAATAATATTAAATTCTTTATAATTAAATCTATGCAATATAATATTATTTTCTTGACAGTATATATTTTTTATTTCGTCTCGTTTTTTTATTTCTAACAGAGTATTATTCCACTCAGGTTTATTTACAAAATGTTGTTCACCGTCAAATTCTATACACATATTATGATTTGGTAAAAAGAAATCAAATGGTAGTGGAATTATATTTCTACATTCTGCAAATCGTTTTTCTCTTTCAAATATTATGTTTTTCTTTTTTAATATTTTTGAAATTTTTTCTTCACCTTTAGAACTTTTGCATATTTGACAACCGAATCCTCTTAAATGAGAACTTGGTGATTGTAAAAAAATTCCGTGTTTTTGACAAATTATTTTAACTTTTTTTGTGACATTTTCGTACTTGACAAAAGAGTAATCATATTTATCACCGTGTATTTTTTTTGCTCTTTTTATAAAATCTTCAGTATCGGTACATTTATTTTTAGCAAAGCATTTATAACATATAGATCCTCTTAAGTGCGCATATGGTAATTGCTCAAATATACCGTGTTCTTCACATATAATTTTTATTGGAGTTGATCTGTTTATATAATTTGACAGGGAATAATCATATTTATTATTATGAATTTTCTTGGCTTTTTTTATAAAATTATCTATACCTATTATTCTTTTAGATGTAAAACATTTAATACATTCGCTTTTTATATGACACCTTGGTGTTTGCTCAAATATACCATGTATTGGACAAATAATCTTTACTTTTATGTCATATCCTTTGTATTCAACTAAAGAATAATCGTATTTATTACCATGTTTATTTTTGGCACGTTTGATGAATTCCTCATTTGTCATTCTTTTCATATAAGTTATATATTAATTTCTAATTTTCAAAATTTATATATATTCTTAGGAATTAAAAAAATTTATATATAAAAGAAAAATTTAGTCATGTCAGAAGAGTTAGTTAAATCAGAGGATGTTAAGGTCGAAGAAAAGGTAGCGATTACACAAGAGGTTAAACCAGAGGTTAAACCAGAAGATGTTAAGAAAAAAACACCTGTAGCACCTGCGCAGCCTAAAAAAAAAGAAATTGATGAAAATTATCAATACAAGCCTTCTGATGGAGAAAAATTGATTATTGATAAGCCTTCTGAACCATTAAAAAAACAAAATTTTTTTATGAAAGAAAGTGCAAAAGATATAAAATCTATAACGAAATCAAATAAGGAATTATATGAATCTTATGTTAAAGATTTAGTTAATTTTTCTTTAAGTGTTAATAATGAAGTTTTATATGATTCAACTTTGGATAGAACTAAAGAATTTCCAATTAAATTCGAAAATGACTTTTTTATTTTATATGGAAGGAAATACTCTTATAATGGATTAAAAATTCAAAAAATTAATAAACGATAATGAAATTGAAAAATATTTATAACCGAGAAGATTTTCTTAGAACTAATGAAGAATATGGCGCAGGTGGCGTTGGTTCTCATGATGGTTTTGCTAATAATTTATCATTGCAGAATACTTATTTAGGAAAATTGCTCAATGGTATGTTTAGAAGTATTAGTTGGTTATGGAGAAAATCAAAAGAGAATTTTGTCATAAATAAATTAATGGGTAAATTAACTAATGAATTGTTTAGTGGTACTATAACTTATTGTTTAGCTAATGGTATAAATATAAAAACTGGTGAATCTATTGATATAGCAAGTGGTGAACAAACAGATCAAACAGAAGATCAAACAGATCAAACAAAAATAGAAGGTCAG